GTGCGTATTTCCACTCACGCCGTAGAGTACGCCATCCAGCAATACGGGAACCTCTCGGACGCGACGGCCTACACCTATCAGCAGGACGGCCATGTTTTCTACGTCCTGAACTTCACCGACGCCAACACCACTTGGGTGTACGACGCGGCTACGGAAGCGTGGCACGAACGAGCGGCATACGACAACGGCGACTTTGTGCGCCACCGTGCGAACAATCAGGCGCGATTCAACGGCAAGCCGACGCTTGGAGATTACGAGAACGGCAAACTGTACGAGTTCAACCTTGAAACCTACAGCGACGCCGGGGATACACAAAAGTGGCTGCGCTCATGGAGGGCCTTGCCGACGGGGGCGAACAACCTCAAGCGTAGCGCCCACCACTCGCTTCAGATCGATTGCGAGAGCGGTGTAGGGCTTCCCGGCAACGACGCTTTTGACACCGTATACCTGCTTACCGAAGATGGATTTTACATCCGCACGGAGCAGTCCGTGGGCGGGGTTGAGGTCGTTCCCGGCCCGCCGTGGACGGTAACCTCCAGCGGGGCAACGGACTACACCGTCACGAACCCCGTTGTATCCAGTATCGGAACGGGCTACATCGTCACCGACCCTGCGTACAGTTCAACCGGCATTGGCTACCTCGTCGGGCTTTTGAACGACGAAGGCTATGACCTCATTCTGGATCAGGTCGCCACCGTAGGGGCTAACCCGCAGATGATCCTGCGGTGGTCGGACGACGGTGGGCATACATGGAGCGGAGAGCGTCAGGCGTCCATGGGACGTTCCGGTTCGTATGCAACCCGCGTTATTTACCGACGTTTGGGCATGACGATGAAACTGCGCGACCGCGTGTACGAAATCAGCGGGACTGACCCGGTGAAGGTCGCCATCATGGGCGCGGAACTTGAAGTCACCGGGACGGCAGCGTGAGCAACATCACGAACATTCCCGCCCCTCGCGTCCCCTTTGTGGACGAGCGCACCGGCTTGGTGTCGCGGGAGTGGTTTCGTTACCTCAACAACCAGTTCGCTTTGACCGGCGGCGGTACGACGTCTACCAGTATTGCCGATCTTGAACTTACCCCGTCCTTGGCCTCCACGGTCGAGGACTCTATCCCCGTACTTCAGTCGCAGATAGACGCGCTCCTTGAGGCTCCTACGCGGTACGAGCCAAACCCCATTAACTACGGGCAGTTCTTCGATTCAACGACGCAGACGGCTGCGGCGACCAACACCGCATACCCCATTACTTTCAATACGTCCTCTAGCGCCTATGGCGTTTATGTAGACCCGGCTAACACCTCGCATATCAAGGTGACGCGCCCTGCGATCTACAATATGCAGTTCTCCATCCAGCTCGACAAAACATCGGGCGGCACCGGGTTGTTTTGGGTATGGGGGCGAATCAACGGCAACAACATCGCCAACTCCGCTTCGCAGGTTCGCATCCAGAACAACAACGGCGAAATATTCGTCGCTGCTAATCTGTTTGTGTCCATGTCAAACGGAGACTACTTTCAGTTGATGTGGGCCGTTGACGATACCACCGTGCAGTTGCAAGCGACGGCAGCGGCAGGGGTTGTCCCGGCCATTCCGTCAGTCATTCTCACCATGACGCAGGTTTACATATGACCGTTTACCTTTCAGGCTTTGCAGGGGCGGGTACGCAATTTTTCACAAACGACGGCGTTATCCTGTCGGGCGGGAAAATCTACACCTACACCGCAGGAACCTCTACCCCCACGGCGACGTATACGTCGGACACGGGAGTGGCCGTCAACAGCAATCCTATCGTCTTGGATTCTTCTGGCCGACTGCCGGAAGATATGTGGCTGGCCGAAGGGGTGAAGTATCGGTTCGTCCTGACCGACTCCACCAATGTGCAGATTCGCACCTATGACGACATTCCTGGCATCAACGACCTGTCAGTCTCTACGATGCCGTGGGCCAATGTCAGCGGCAAGCCGACCACCCTCGCGGGGTATGGCATTACGGATGGCGTAACTACTGCGGTTGCGGCAGCGACTTATGCCCCTCTGGCCTCTCCGACGTTTACCGGCACCCCTGCTATCCCCGATAACGCCCCAACAAGTGCCAATTGGGCAGTAGGGTATCGAGACGCCCCGCAAAACGAGCAAACGGCCAACTACCAACTCATTCTGGCCGACCGTGGCAAGTCCGTCGTGATGAACGGCTCTAGCCTGACCCTGACCGTCCCGGCTAGCGGCACGGTCGCGTTCCCGGTGGGTACGGTGATTATCATCATCAATCTCAACGCAACGGCGCTGTCCATCGCCATCACGACCGATACGATGACCCTCGCCAACTCCACCACGACCGGCACCCGCACTCTCGCCCGCAACGGCATGGCGACCCTTGTCAAGATCGCCTCAACGGCGTGGCTCATCAGCGGGGCGGGCTTGACATGAGTGGCGCTACGCTTGCTGCTGCTATCGCAGGGACGACCGGCGGGGCGGGAGCGGGCGTCTACGACTTTTCCGAAGGCGCAGGGACTATCTCCATCCCGACAGGCTTTACCTCGCTCTCTATTGAAGTGTGGGGCGCGTGTGGCGGCGGCGGGTGGGGGACGGAAACCTACGTCGGCGGCGACTTCCTCGAAACCCAAGCCGCACCCGGCGGCGGTGGTGGTGGAGGCGGGTATGGCCGCAGCGTCGTAGTTATCTCTGGCGGCGACGTTGGCAAAACCATCTCTTACGGCGTCGGCACCCCCGGAGAAGGCGGCACGGCAGGAAGCCCTGTAGGCACCAGCGGCGGCATCTCGTCAGCCTCGGCTGGCACCTTCACAATCGACGAAATCGTCTGTAATGGCGGCTTCGGCGGTTTTGGAGGGCTTGGCGTCAATGGCGGCAAGCAAGGCGCTGGCGGCACGGCTACGGGCGGCAATACCACCAACACAAACGGCAACGGCGGGGCCAATTACACCCAAAACGGAGCGATTGGCATTGCAGGTGTCAACAGTTTGACAGGCGGCAATGGCGGCGACGGTGGCGACCCCGATGCAGGGGGCAGAGACGGCCAGCCGGGTGCCAAGGGCCGCGTCCGATTCGTATTCAGTTGAGGTCACTATGGCAGTTCAAGTCAAAGTCCTGATTCCGGCCAAGATCGCAGAGGCCACGCAGACGACGCAGTACACGGCGACGAACGTATCAACCATCATCGACAAGTTCACCGCCACGAACTACGACACTTCTGCGCGCACCATCTCGATCAATCTGGTGACATCGCTAGATACCGCCGGAAATAACAATCTGGTTATAAAAAGCAAAACCCTGCTCCCGTCGGAGACGTATACGTTCCCCGAACTTGTAGGGCATATCCTGGCCCCCGGCGGGTATATCTCCACCCTTGCCTCGACCGGCACGGCTATCAACATCCGGGCGTCGGGGCGGGAGGTATCGTGACGCCGGAAGAATCCCTGCTGCGGAACTTTGAGGCGCTAGACCTGCCTCGGGACGCGACCGCGTGGCTGCTTGACCTGTGGGCGCTGACGCAGTTTTTTGACGATGTGGTGGACGGGGATTTGATCCGGCCACAGACCGCCCATGAAGCCATCTGGAAAGCCCTGATGACCTTCCCGACCAACCCGTTTTTCGTGGCAAACGTGACCGCCCTGCAACCGGCCATCGCAACGGCCATCCTGAAGTGGGAAGCCTCCCATACCGCCGAAATGACCGGCAGGGCTGACGAACGGTCGTTTGCATGGCGGGCGTCGTATTACGACATTGTTTTACTGGTAGTCCTGTTGTGCCAAGGCTACGAGTCTGCTATGGCGAAAGCCCCCACCGTAATGGCACTATACGGCGAGAAATTCTCGGATTACCGAGCGGAGTTTCCCAATGCCTAGTCCAGCAGTAGGAATCGTTGCGGGGTCGTCCGTCCTCGGCGGCGCTGCGCAAAGTCGTGCCGCCAGCAAGGCGGCAAGTGCGCAAGAGCGAGCCGCAGCGGCCCAGCAGCAGCTTGAAAAGGAGATGTTTGAGCGGCAGGTCGAATTGCAGGAGCCTTTCCGGCAGTTGGGCTTGCAAAACCTCAACCGTCTCGCAGGACTGTACGGCGAAGGCGGGGCATACGCCAACGCTCCCGGCATGGGGGAAGTCCAGCTAGACCCCGGCTACGGGTTTCGGTTTGGCGAGGGCATGAAAGCCCTTGAACGCTCTGCCGCCGCCCGTGGTGGGCTGCTTTCCGGCTCCATGCTTAAAGGCGCACAGCGGTACGGGCAGGAAATGGGTTCGCAGGAATTCCAGAACGCCTATGCCCGTGCAATGGATCAGCGGGCCAGAGTGACGAACGCTCTCAGCGGCATCGGCGGCATCGGCCCCACGGCTGCAAGCACTATCGGCGGGGCAGCGCAGAACTACGCACAGGGCGCAGGACAGGCGATTCAGATGGGCGGTCAGGCCCGTGCGTCGGGCTACATCGGACGCGCTAATGCGCTTAATCAGGCGTTGAGCGGCATGGTCGGCGCTTTCGGACAATCGCAGTATGGGTTGTCTAGGCAGTCGCTAGATCAGATTCTTCCTGGCGTTACCGTGACTGGCCGACGGTATTGAGGTGAATTATGGCACTTGTCGGTGACACCCAACTTCGACCAGTCAACTTCTTGGAAAGTTATGCTCGCGGCCTTGAGTTAGGCGCGGCGCGGCAAGGACTGGAGCAGGAGCAGCTTCAGCGCATCAAAGCGGCAGAGCAAGAGCGCACCTTGAACGAACTATACGCGCAGTCTATGGGCGCGGGCGGTCAGGTTGATCCTAACGCACTAATGCGCGGCATGGCACAAAGAGGGCTTGGCGCTCAAATTCCTGCATTTCAAGCGCAACAGGAAGAAATTTTGTCAAAGCGCGCCACACGGAGAAAAACCGAAGCGGACATTGCGGCCGCTGAAACTGATAGACAGATCAAAAACGCAACCACCATTGCTGATATGCTGGGCGTTGCTAAAGATCAAAATTCATGGGCGCAACTTCGCTCGCAAGCACAGGCTGCAGGGCTAGATGTTTCGTCGGTGCCCGAAACTTTCGATCCTATCTATCGCGACACCATGCGCGACGGGTTTATGGGCTATGGCAAATTCTTGGAAAACCAACGCACTAACCGCCAGATTGCCGTTCAAGAAGGGCAGCTAACGCAAAGTCGCGCCCGTTTGGCGTTTGACAAAGACGTTGAAAGTTGGCGGCGGCAAAACCCCGAAATTGAAATCAGGGATACGGGGCAGGGTTTGCTGGCGATCAACAAAAGGACGGGCGCCGTAAAACCCATCATTTACAACGGCCAAGTCATTACTGGCGCGGCTAAATCCGTTGACCCCCGCGTTGACGAGCAGAACACGGCGTTTAACGCCAAGCGCGTGCTGAACTCCGCGCAGCGCATTGCCAACGTTATCCAGCGCAATTCGGGAGCTATGTCGGCAGGCGCGCTAGAGGCCGCAGCGCGCGGCCTTCCTTTGATTGGGGAAGGCGCTGCCGCAATGATTCGTTCAGAAGATCGTCAAATCGTCGAACAGAATTATGAAGGCATTGTTGACGCGCTGCTATTTATGGCTACCGGCGCCGCTTACAACAAAGAACAGCGCGAAGCGACGATTAACGAGATTAAGCCGTTGTTTACGGACAAAGCGGCAGCGCTTGCGGACAAGCGCGGCAAACTTGCGGAGTACATTGAAGCGGCCAAGATTAAATCGGGCCGCGCATGGACGCCAGAACTTGATGCCGCAATGAACGTCGTGCTAGGTATGTATGGCACGCCAGACGCAGCGGCGGGCGGCGCAGCGCCTGCAGGCGTTGATCCGGCCGTGTGGGCCGCGATGACACCAGATGAGAGGGCGTTATGGCAGCGGAAATGACGCTGGAGCAAAAAAAAGCCATAGCCCTAGCCAGCGCGCGACTGCGCGCACAAAACACAGACGCTATTCCAAAAAGCCGTGGCAGTTGGTTGGCTGACATCGCTGCCGAAGTCGTCAACCCCAACATTGCGCCGTTGGCGACGGCGGCGGGGGCGGGCTTTGCGCTGGGTGGCCCCGCAGGTGCTGCAGTAGCGACCGGCGGATTGTTGGCAAGCGACCTTGCGGTAGGCGGCGTCGTCAACCCGCTGATCCAAGCATTTGGCGGGCAGCCGATGAGGACGCCCTCGGAAGCGATCAACGCGCTGTATGGACCCGACATTGTGGCGCCGGAAGCGACCTCTAGCGGGCGCCGTGCAGCGCGCACCGTTGGCGCGTTTGTCGCCCCGACGCGCGGCGCTATTGGCACGGCCAATGAACTTGCGCCTTTGGTCACTTCTCCTGTGGCTCGCAACGTGTTGACGACGCTTGCTGAAAAGCCTAGCGTGCAAACCGTGTCAGCCATTGGCGCGGGCACGGCTGTGGGGGCCGGTCAAGAAGCGGGCGTTACTGACCCGTTGGCGCAGTTAGGCTTGGCTATGGTCGGGGGCGTGGCCCCTTTTGCCGCAACCATTCCGATCAAAGTGGGCGCCCGCACTTTGTTCAACGTCGGCGAGCCTTTTACGCCTGGCGGCGCCGAGCGCGTCAAGGCGCGGGCGTATTTGGAAGCTTTTGACAACGACCCCAACAAAGTGCAGCAGGCGATTAATCTGCTTGAGTTGGGCACGCCGCCCGAGAAGGTGGCAACCGCGATGAACGCATCGGGCTTTGCCGCATTGCTAGGCAGCGCGCGCAACGCCAACACCATCGTCAAAGACTTGTACTTGGCGCGCGACGCCGCGCTCCAGCAAGGTCGAGCGAACCAGTTGGCCGTGGCAACGAACAGTTTGACCGCCATGCGTAACAACATTGACCAAGCGGAGATCACCCGCGCACAAGCGCTCGCGCAGCAGGACGAACTGGCCGCTGCCGCTGCTCGCAAAACGCAACAAGAACTTGCTGGCACATTGCCGCGCGCAAGCCAACGCGAAGTTGGACGCGCAGTCACCGAACGCCGCGCGCAGGAAGTCGAGCGCGTGCAGGGCCAAATTGTGCGCCCGGCGTATCAAGTGGCATTTGCCGCCGCGCCCAAGCCGTTCAGTTTTGAGGCCGTAGAGATTGCTGCCCGCGAACTGGCGGGCGAGACGGGCACCGCGCTTAACCCGCAGCAGGCGCCGTACACCACGGACGTGATTCGCCTGTACCGCAGCAAGCCCGTCGAAGCCCGAGAGACTTGGGGGGGCACCGCCATTGAAATGCCGACCGGCGAGATGGCGCCCGCAATGGTTACGCTGGAGGAGGCGGATTCGTTTATCAAGGCGCTAAACCAAGACCTTGCCGCGCTGTCGGGCAGCATGGACGCCTCGGCCAATGTCACGCGGCGCAACCTTATGCGGCTGAAAACCGCCGCTGAACAGGCAATCGAAAAAGGCACCGCCGGTACCAATGCGGCTGAACTTTACAAAACGGCGCGTAATGCCCACCGCGAGCAGATCGTTGAGCGGTTCCGCACGGGATGGGTCGCTAATCTGGAGCGCGAAGGCGCAACCGGCGCGCCCATCTTGGCGCCCGAATCGGTCGTCAAAACGGTATTGCAATCCGAAGATAACGCCGTGCGGTTTTTGGGCGCGCTTGGCGAGGACCGCGTTGCCGTCGAGGCCGTGCGAAACGGCATCGCTGACCGGTTCCGGCGTGAAACGGTCCGCAACAATGTGATTGATCCGGCGCGTGCTGCCGAGTTCATGCGTAAGTACGACGACGCACTACGGACCCTAGAAGGATCGGGCTTTAAGATCATGGACCAGCTTGAGTCGCTAGGTTTGGCCTCCGCTCGCTTGGGCGAGAAGGGCGAGCCCGCAGTTGCTCGGGCTGCGGCCGAGTTCGCCCCACGGCGCGCGCAGGCGCAAGAGTTGGAGCGCCGCGCGCGGATGCTGGTCGGTCGCGTAGGCGCCGACCCGCAAGAAGCAAAAGTAAGGCTTGAGAAGTTATTGACCACCTCAACCGACGTGGCAAATGTTGTCAACACGATCCGGCGCGACTTGGCCGATAAGCGACAGTTTGAAACGCTGGTGCGTGAGGGCGTGCGCGCCGGTGGCGGCGTCAAAGGTCTTGCCAGCGAACAGGCTGGCCAACGCCTGCAAGTGTTTGACCAGTTGTTTACGCTTGCCAATTTCGTGTTGGCCCGCGCGCAAGGACACGTTGACGCCAAACTCGCCGTCAGCATCGCTAAAGAAATGCTTACGTCTGACCCTGCCGCCAAAGCGCTGGCCGAGGCAATAATTAAAGGCAAACGCTCAACAATCGGTGAAAAACTACAGCAGCCTGCCGCGCGGCCAGGCCGTGGTGCCGCCGTCAACGTGCTGGCGCCGGTTGTTACAAATCAAAATGCACTTCGGGAGTAGTTTATGTTTAAAGGCGCTTTGAAATCCAAGACCGTGTGGTTCAACGTCCTGCTCGCCGTTCTCGGCGGTCTGGAACTGATGGGCGCACATCTGACTACGTTGTGGGGGCCGCAGGTCGCTGCTGCCATCATGCTGTCAGGGGCTGTCGCCAATCTTGCGTTGCGAGCCGTAACCACGGAGTCTCTGCGGGAGAAGGCAGGTGGATAACTGGCAGGTACTGTTCAACATCGCGGTCGGGCTGGCCGGTGTGTTTGGCGGGTGGATTCTGAAAAGCATCTCCCGTTCCATTGAACGGTTGGACGATGACGTTCGCAAGATGCCCCTGACGTATGTCACGCAATCGACTTACCAGCGTGATATAGACGAAGTGAAGCAGATGCTAGGCAAAATCTTCGACAAGTTGGACGGCAAGCAGGACAAGGCGTGATTCCGGCGTTGCGGTGGCTACCCACGGCGGTTCTGTGTGCTGGACTCGCCCTCGGTGTTGCCTATGGGATACACTTTCTGCGGGAGCAAGGCCGAAATGAACTTCGCCCAAAAGTCGCGGAACTCGAAAACCTCTTGGCGGCAGAAAAGAATGCTCGTCAACGTGCGGAGGATGCTGCGAATGCGTACTTCTCCGAGTTGGGTCATATTGCTCGTCGCCCTGTTCCTCGTACTCCTGTCCGGTTGTGCGTCACCCCAAGTGTGCCGGATAACCCCGCCGTCGGTGCTGATGGTGCCGCCCCCTCCACCGGGGTCAACGGTAGCCAAGATGGAGCAAATCTTGACGCAGGGCCAGACATCGGCCCCGAACTCTACGGCCTCGCCCA